AATGTACAGTAGAGAATTGTGATTTTGAAGGAGGAGATATAGGTCTTGATGTTCAATTTGGTTTACAGACTATGGTTAGAGGATGTAAATTTAATATTCAAAATTTATTTGGATTAGCAATAAGAAATGGTCAATGGTTCGGAGCAGAATTAACTGATGCTCAGTCTAATGGAACTATAGTAGATAGTTGTAGATGGAGATTATATGATTATTCTGGATCACTAGCAGCTACACCAAATGATCCTCAATTTGCAGGATTATATGTAGCTGGAGCATCTGATTGTTCTCTTAGAAATCTTATATTTGAAGGAGGATTATCTTCTTACGTCGCGGGTGCTTTTAATAGACCTAGTACTGTACCAAATGTTAAATATAATAATTATGGTATTATAGTTGACACATTAAATGCTACAACTGTAAAAGATATTGAAATATATAATGTTCACTTTGAAAAATATTTCTATGATTTTGCTATGAGTATTAAAATGAGAGGAGAAAGTATAGCTTATATAGGTAAAATAGCTCCTTTTACACCATGTCGTATTCTTGATTTCGGAAACGGACCAGTAATGATGAGTGTTAATACTAAATTTGGTAGATATGGTAATGATTCATATACATCATATCCTAAAGCTAATATTGAAAATTGGCCTTATAAACCAGATACAAGAAGTGGTGTATTCTTACCATTCATAACTAATAACACTACTAGTTTATGGAGAGTTACAGATTGTATAATGCCTGTTAGTTCACAACCTACTAATAGTACAGCGTGGAATGCTAGTGGAGCTTCATATTACATAACTTCTTCTAATTATACTCAATCTATATATGATGGACATTATGCTAGCCCAACATATAATACAATTCAATCAGTCTATTTCTCTGGAAGTAACAATCCTGTGATACCAATAGCATCTAGAGCAATTGTAAGTAATTTATTTACATAATATATTTATAAATAAAATAATATGAATATTCCTATATATCCCGGCTCATCATCATTCTTCCCAGGAATGACTCCATTTGGGTTTTATGATTATGATTATCAATTCCAAATAGATGCGGATAAAGTTGTTACTTTTTGCGCTAGGAGATTAGGATATCCTATTATGGATGTTGAATTGCAAGATTTAAATTTTTACGCGGCATTTGAAGAAGCTATTACTACATATGGAAATGAATTATACGCGTTTCAAACTAGAGATAATTTATTAAGCGTAATTGGAGCATCAACTGCTTCAAATATGAATCATTCTGTTACAACTCCTTCTATGGCTGGTGTTGTTTTATTAGCTCAACAATATGCTGAAGAAGCAGGAGTAGGAGGTAATGTGACTTGGTATAGTGGTTCATTTACTACAACAGCTGGTGTTCAAGATTATGATTTTAATTTATTTGCTTTAGAAAATAATATAACAGGCGGAATAGAAATTAAAAGAGTATTCTGGCAACCTATCCCAGCAGTGAATCAAGTATATAATTTAAATTTATTCTCAGGTCTAGGAGGTGTACCAGCAGTTGGAACATATGGTTTATTTGGATCAACAGGATTCTTAATGTATCCTACAAGTTTATTAATTCAAACAACCCAAGCAATTGAAATGCAAAATCAAGTAGCATTAGCTGATTATTCATTTGAATTAATAAATAATAAATTAAGAATATTTCCTATTCCTCCAAGAGATGGAGATAAAATTTGGTTTCAATATATTCATATTGAGGACAGAGCTAACAATGTTATAGGAAACACACCAAATCAAGTAACAAATCCTTCAAATATTAATTATACAAACCCAGTTTATACCCAAATTAATTCTATTGGTCGCCAATGGATATTTGAATATGCTTTAGCTATATGTAAAGAAATATTAGGATATGTTAGAGGTAAATATCAATCTACTATTCCTATTCCTAATAGAGAAATATCTTTAAACTCAGGAGATCTAATTGCAGCTGCAACCGCAGAAAAACAAGCTTTAATTGAAAGATTAAGAGGATATTTTGATGAGACTTCTCGTCAAGCATTACTAGCAAGAAGACAAGCAGAAAGTGACTCAGCTATGAATGAATTAGGTAAATCACCAATGCAAATTTATATAGGATAAAATGGCATTATTTGGATCAAGCAGAGATGTATCTTTTATAAGAAGACTTAATAGAGAATTAATAGGAAATATTATTTCTCAAGAATGTGCTTTTTATAAATATAAAATTGCTGAAACTAAAATTAACATGTATGGTGAAGCATCAACAGGAAGACTATTTGATGGACCTATTATATTTAATGCTATAATTACAGTTGATAATAATGTAAGTCCTACAAGTGATTTAGGAGTAGATTTTGATTGGCCAGTAACTTTTTCATTTTTAAGAGATGATTTAGTAGATGCTAATGTACATCCTGAAGTAGGAGATGTAATATTATTCCAAGAAAGTTATTGGGAAGTAGATAATACAAATATAGTACAATTCTTCGCAGGTAAAGATCCTGATTTTCCATACGCTGGTAATCCATTAAATCCTAATTTACAAGATTTTGGATATAATGTATCTGTAACTTGTGAGTGTCATTATGTACCTGCTGATCGTTTAAATATTGTAAAAACTAGATTATAATGGCTACTAGAGGAAAAAAACAAATCCCTAAAACACAAAGAGAAATTTTAGTATCTCAACAGGAACCATATAATCAAGATGGTCCCGGTTTCTCCCCCACAGGTAATCCTAATTTAACAAATAATTTAGGTCGATCAGGCCAAATCTCATTTAAAGGAGACACTACAAAACCATTTTCAATTGGTATTCAAGATATTGATGAAGCAGTATTTTACTATTTTCAAAATGTTATTAAACCTTATGTAATACAAAATGGAACTAGAATAGAAGTTCCTATTATATATGGCTCACCTGAAAAATGGGCTTCATTTCAAAAATATGGATATTTTAGAGATGCTCAAGGTAGAATTATGATGCCAATTATAATGTTTAAAAAAGAAAATATTGAAAAAGTAAGAACAGTAGCTAATAAATTAGATGCTAATAATCCTCATAATTTAGCTATTTCAACTAAAAAATATTCTCCTAAAAACGCATACGATAATTTTACTGTATTAAATAATATAGTCCCTGAACAAACAAAATACGCTATAGTAGTTCCAGATTACGTTACAGTAACATACGCATGCGCTGTTAATACTTATTATATGGATCAATTAAATAAAATTATTGAAGCAATTGAATATGCTTCTGATTCATATTGGGGTGATCCAAAACGTTTTCAGTTTAGAGCAATGATTGATTCATTTGCTTTAAAAACTGAATTAGCAGATAAAGCAGAAAGAGTAGTTAGTAGTACATTTAGTATTAAACTTCATGGACATATTATTCCTGATATACCACAAAAAGACTTAAAATCATTAAAAAAACTTCCTAGTACTAATAAAATCTCAGTTAATGAAGTAGTACCAGGTTCAAATGCTGTTTTAAGAGTTCCACCACCACCTTGGTTATTAAATAGTGATTATTGGAGTGATAGTGGAGCGTGGAATGATATTGATGATTGGAATGATTAATAAAATTCATAATATTTATAAACAAATTCCACATTTAAATGGCCATAAGTTTAATACAAAATAATTCTCCAGGTATAGTTGTTAGATCAACTATAAATAGTTTAATTACATATGTTAATACTATCCAAACTACTCCCCCCGCTGGAGGATTAAATCAATATATTCAATATAATAATGGAGGTTCATTAGCAGGATCTCAATGGTTTCAATATGTTTATGCTTCTGAAAGTTTACGACAAGGTCTTGGGGTACAAGTTTATAACTTATATTCACATGCTGAAGGAGCGAATACAGTAACATATGCCCTTGCTTCACACGCTGAAGGACAATTTACAATTACTAGTGGTTCATATTCTCATGCTGAAGGAAGAAATACTATAACTTATGGTAGTTATTCACATGCTGAAGGATCTTTTACTAAAACTTACGGTGATTATTCACATGCTGAAGGAGATAGTTCAGTTACATCAGGATCATATTCTCATGCTGAAGGATTTAATACTTTAGCATCAGGTAATTACTCACACGCTGAAGGAAATAGTACAACAGCTTTAGGAAATTTTCAACATGTTCAAGGTCAATTTAATATTACATCTTCAACTCCTAGTGCTTTTATTATAGGAAATGGATTAAGTAGAGCATTACCTTCAAATTTAGTTTTTGCCGCTGGAAATCAATTTCAAATTACTGGATCATTAAGAGTAACAGGATCAGCTTATATAAGAGGTTTATCAACAATACCACAAACAAATATTGTAACAATTGACCCAACAACCGGACAATTATTTTACACAGCATCATCTGCTATAAGTGGAAGTGGAGGTACTATTATTAACAATTATACAAGTAGTGTAACAAATTCTATTTGGACAAGTAGTGTATATCTTAATACTTACACAAGTAGTGTGATCTACAATATATATAGTAGTTCTATATACACAGGATCAGGAACCCCAGGTGGTTTAGATACATATATTCAATTTAACCATACTGGAAGTTTTGACGGTGTAGATAAATTTAGATATGATTATATTTCTCATAGTTTATCTCAAGGAGACTTAGTTTCAGCAAACGGTCAATACTCTCATGCTCAAGGAAATGGTACAGTTGCTGATGGTGAGAGTTCACACGCTGAAGGTTATCAAACAATAGCTTATGGAAATTACTCACATGCTGAAGGAGCAGATAGTGCAACCGCTCAAGGTATAGCTTCACACGCTGAAGGAAATGGAACATTTGCTGGTGGTAATTACTCACATGCTGAAGGATATACAACTATAGCAGGTGGAAATTCATCACATGCTGAGGGTGAGAATACATCAGCTCAAGGTAAAGCTTCACATGCTGAAGGTACTAGTAGTATAGCCTCAGGTATTGTTTCTCATGCTGAAGGTTGGAGTACAGAAGCAGCAGGATATGCTTCACACGCTGAAGGAGCAGGAACATATGCTTCATTAACTGCTTCACACGCTGAAGGAGTAGCTACATTAGCATCAGGAGTTGGAGCGCATTCTGAAGGATGGTACACTACTGCTTCAGGTTATTACTCTCACGCTGAAGGTAGATCCACATTAGCATCAGGATTTAATTCACATGCGGAAGGATGGTTAACACTTGCCAATAATTATTATTCGCACGCTGAAGGAATAGAAACTAGAGCTCCAGGCTATGGTGCTCATGCTGAAGGAACTGCTACATTTGCAAGCGGATCTGGTTCTCACGCTGAAGGAAGAAGTGGTATTGCTTATGGTAATTTTTCTCATGTTGAAGGTAGATGGACCACAGCATCAGCTGATTTTTCTCACGCTGAAGGAGAAATGACAAATGCATCAGGATCTGGTTCTCATGCTGAAGGATATAATACCTTAACAGTTGGTGATTACTCACACGCAGAAGGTAGATCTTCAAAAGCTTATGGTTTTGCTTCACACGCTGAAGGATGGCAAACATATACAACTAATAGTTGGGCTTCACATGCTGAAGGTTACCAAACAACAGCATCTAGTGATTACGCACACGCTGAAGGTTATCAAACAAAAGCATCAGGATTAGCGGCACATTCTGAAGGATGGCAAACATTAGCTTTAGGAATCCAATCACATGCTGAAGGATATGCTACATTTGCAAGTGGAAATTATGCGCATGCTGAAGGATATGTAAGTATAGCAACAGGCGAAGGAGCCCATTCAGAAGGATATGCAACTACAGCTTCAGGTCAATATTCGCACGCTGAAGGTAGATATTCAAAAGCTATTAACAGAGGAGCGCACGCCGAAGGTTATTATACTATAGCTAGTAATCAAAATTCTCATACCGAAGGTGAATATACTACCGCTAATGGTTTATCAGCACACGCTGAAGGAAATAGTACAGTTGCATCAGGATCATATTCTCATGCCGAAGGACAATATGCAACCGCTTCAGGTAATTATTCCCATGCTGAAGGTGAAGGTACTGTCACTTTAGGATCTGGTTCACACGCAGAAGGTTATCAAACAATAGCCTCAAGAAATTACGCGCACGCTGAAGGTTGGCAAACACAAGCATCAGCATCTGTTTCACATGCTGAAGGTTTTAGAACACAAACTTATGGATTATATTCTCACGCTGAAGGAGGACTTACAAAAACATATAAACAATTTGCCCACGCTGAAGGTTATTTTACTACAGCGTCTGGAGAACAATCACACTCTGAAGGAGATTTTACTATAGCTGGAGGTAATTCATCACATGCTGAAGGATCAGAAACACAAGCTCTAGGAAATGGTTCACATACTGAAGGAAAATGGACATTAGCATCTAACAGTTGGACACATGCTGAAGGTTTTCAAACAACAGCATCAGGATTTGCTTCACATGCTGAAGGAAGTGGTTCAATAGCATTAGGTCGTGCATCTCACGCTGAAGGTTCATTAACAATAGCACACGGAACATCTTCGCATGCTGGAGGTTTAGGGACAATAGCATCAGGTTCATTTCAAACTGTAGTTGGTAGATATAATAAACTATTTAATACAAGTGATTATTTTGTAGTAGGAGTCGGAGATGCTGGTACTAGACTAGACGGTTTAGGAGTAAACGGCTCTAGAACATATATTTCAAACTCAGTATATTTACCAAATTTAACTAATATATCTCAATCTAGTATTGTCACTATTAACCCAACTACAGGACAATTATTTTATACTCCTACTTCATCATTCTCAATAGCATCCGCATCATACGCTTTAACAGCTTCATATACTCAAGTAAGTTTACAACAAGTACTTAATTTTAATCATGATTTAATTGATGGTAACAATTTTCAAGGTACAGATGCTGGAACAGGAAATAGTGGAACTGGTGTCATAGCTATAGGAGAGTACGCAGCATCATCTAATACAGGAGATAATATTAATGCTTTAGGATTTTTAGCTGCTTTCTCAAATTCTGGCTCAGAAGTTAACGCTATAGGTACTAACGCCGCTTATTCAAATTCTGGTAGTTATGTAACCGCTATAGGTTATAATGCTGGAGCAGCAAATCGATTATCAAATCAATTTATAATATCAAATCAAAATTTACCTTCATTTGTTAGTTGGGTATCTGCTTCTGCTTCTATAAATGTAGCAAATGGAGCAGTTATTAATAATACTTATTTATATTATAATTCAACAACTCGAGCAATAGAAGCAGTAAGATTATAAAAATAAAAATAATAACAATAATTAAAAATAAAAATTTATGGAAAAAAAAGTTTTAACACAAGAAGAAATTACTCAATTGAAAAATGCAAGAGAAAAAAGAATTCAATTAGTAGAGAGTTTTGGAATTTTAGAATCAAGAATTCAAGAATTTAATTTACAAAAAGATTATCTTAAAGAAGAATTTAAAAAATTAATTCAAGAAGAAAATGATTTAGGCAGAAACCTTCAACAAAAATATGGTGACGGATCTATTGATCTAGACAAAGGAGAATTTATCTCTAATTAATATTTTTAACAGGTTTCACCATATTTATAACAAAATAAAATAAAAATAAATATAAACAATGGCAGAAACTTTAATATCACCAGGCGTTTTAGCAAGAGAAAATGACTCATCTTTTGTAAGTAAAAGACCCATTCAAGTTGGAGCAGCAATTATCGGACCAGCAGTTAAAGGTCCAGTTGAAGTCCCAACAGTAGTTACTACTTATAATGAATATGTTAATAAATTTGGTACTACTTTTACAAGTGGTAGTTCAACAAATTTAAAAACATATTCATACTTTACTTCAATAGCAGCTTATAATTACTTTGTTAATGGAGGAACTTCATTATTAGTAACCAGAGTAGTCTCAGGTTCTTATACACCAGCATCTAGCTCAGCTATCGATTGTTTAGTACCTAGTTCTCCTGGAACGAATGCGGCTGTATCAGTAGCTCTTGATGCTCCGGAAACAGGATCTACATATCAAGGTATTATGATATCAAGTAGTGCAGGTCAATATTGGTTCTCAGGATTTGATGGATCAACATTCTATGATACTAGTGTTCCTTTAGCACCATATTGTTATTTTAATACAGGATCAGCTGGTCAGTGGGCATTTGAATTAGCAAATGCTATTAATAACTGGCCCGGCGGATTAGGACTTACAGCTACCGGATTTAATAATGGTATTCAAATTTCAACTGCTAATGGAGATACAAGTTATAATGGAGCTAAAGTTTATAATATTGACTATCTAGGAGAACCAAGCGGTAATTGGGTTTTAGGAGGAACATTTTCAAATGCTACACCTGGGATTCCATCTAATGCTCTTATTTTAGAAACATTTTCTGAAGGTATTATTTGTAATAGTACAAGTCCACAAGTAGCAAATGGTGTTTTAATTAGTGGCTCTAAAGATAATCTTAGATGGCAAATTGTAAATTCTAATACAGCATCTGGTACTTTTGATTTATTAATTAGAAGAGGTGATGATAATATTCTTCAACCAACTATCTTAGAAACATGGACTAACTTAAATTTAGATCCTAATTCTAGTAATTATATTGCTAGAGTAATAGGTGATATGCGTGAATCATACGACTCAGTAAATAATCAAATTGCTTATACTGGTACATTTAATAATAGATCAAATTATATTAGAGTAAAACAAATAAATTTTACAACTCCTAATTATTTAAATAGTAGTGGAGTTATCTCAGTAGCGGCTTACACAGCTTCCATTCCAGTAAATGCAAGTGGAACATTTGGAAGTGCAATTGGAGATGTAGCACCTGGAGCTAATTTTTATAGCAATATTAATAGTACTAATACACAAGGTTTAGTAGGAGCTAATTATGATGATATGATTAGTTTATTAGCTAATCAAGATGATTATAAATTTAATATGTTATTAACTCCTGGTTTATATGATGCTGACTATGCTCAACAGGTATCAACTATTATTAATAACACTCAAGATAGAGGAGATAGCATCTATGTACTTGATCCAGTAGCTTATGGTGAAATGGTATCAACAGTTGTAGGTCAAGCTCAAAATCGTAATACATCATATGCAGCTGAGTACTGGCCTTGGTTACAAATTCTTGAACCTTCAACAGGTGAATTAGTTTGGGTACCAGCATCAACAATGATTGGTGGAGTATATGCTTATAATGATGCTGTAGCTGAACCGTGGTTCGCACCAGCAGGTATTAATAGAGGTGGTTTATCTACAGTAGTAAGAGCTGAACAACGTTTATCTCAAGCTCAACGTGATACATTATATACAGGTAAAGTAAATCCAATCGCTACATTCCCAGGAACAGGAGTAGTAGTATACGGTCAGAAAACATTACAAACAGCAGCATCAGCGCTTGATCGTGTGAATGTAAGACGTTTATTAATCGCTCTTAAATCGTATATTTCTCAAATTGCTCTTAACTTAGTATTTGAACAAAATACAGCAGCAACAAGAAATCAATTTTTAGCTCAAGTTAACCCATACTTATCAAGTGTTCAACAACGTCAAGGTTTATACGCATTTAAAGTAATCATGGATGATTCAAATAATACACCTGATGTAATTGATCGTAATGAATTAGTAGGTCAGATTTATTTACAACCAACTAAAACTGCTGAATTTATCTACTTAGACTTCAATGTTACTCCAACTGGCGCAACATTCCCAGCGTAATTCTTTAAAACATAAATATTTATAACAAAATAAAATATAAAATAAAATGGCAGTATTAAATCCAAACGAAATATTCTTTACAGCATTTGAACCGAAAGTTAAAAATCGTTTTATAATGTATGTTGATGGAATCCCTTCATATGTTATTAAAAAAATTGGACCTGTTAGTGTAGATATGGGTGAAATTAAATTAAACCATATTAATGTTTACCGTAAAATTAAAGGAAGAGCATTATGGGCTGATTTAGAAATGACACTATTTGATCCTATCACTCCATCAGGCGCTCAAGCAGTAATGGAATGGGTACGTTTACATCATGAATCTGTAACAGGCCGTGATGGTTACTCAGATTTCTATAAAAAAGACGTAACAATTAATATTCTAGGTCCTGTAGGTGATATCGTATCAGAATGGATTATCAAAGGAGCATTTATTAAAGTAGCTAATTTTGGTGATTATAGTTGGGATGAAGATGCAGCAGCACAAGAATTAACAGTAACATTAGGAATGGATTATTGTATCTTGAACTTCTAATTAATAAAAATAAATTTAAAGAAAGCTCATCAAATTTGGTGAGCTTCTTTATTTTTCATATATTTATATCCGAATATAAAAAGTTATTAAATAAAGACTATGGAACAAACATTTAATTTTCCAACAGAAGAAATCGAATTACCATCAA